TTATACTACAGATGCTTCAGGTAACTGGACATTAAACATTAGAGGTGATGGTTCAAACACATTAAATTCAATTATGGATACTGGAGAATCAATAACAGTAGCACATATCGTAAAACAAGGTGGAACTGCATACTACAATTCAGCTGTTCAAATTGATGGAGCAAGTGTTACTCCAGTATGGCAAAATGGAGCAGCACCAACAGCTGGTAACATTAACTCAAATGATGTTTACACATATACTGTTATTAAAACTGCAGATGCAACGTTTACTGTACTTGCAGCACAAACGCAATTCGCGTAATAAAAGGAGGATAGAAAGATGCCTATTTTAGGTTCAGTAGCTTCCGGATCTTCTAAAGGTTTTGGACAAACACAAGGTAGAATACCTAGAGATCCAGTAAATATAGATTTTTTAGTTATAGCAGGTGGCGCAGCAGGCGGTTCTCAAAACTATATTGGAGGCGGCGGCGGTGCAGGAGGTTTTAGAACTTCTAACCAAACTGTAGATGGATATACTAAAATAAATGTGGTAGTAGGTGCCGGTGGTGCTGCTGACACAGGTAGAGTTGGCGCTGATGGTTCTGTCAGTTCTATCTCTGGAGGTACAATGACAACAATTGAATCTGCAGGAGGTGGCGGAGGTGGAAACGTATCTGGAGGACCAGGAAGATCTGGTGGATCCGGTGGAGGTGGTTCATCTCAATTCGTTCCTGGCGGTCCAGGAAACACTCCAAGTGTTTCTCCTTCTCAAGGAAATAATGGTGGTAATTATAGTTCTCCCGGAACAGCTGGAGGAGGCGGCGGAGGAGCTGGCTCTAATGGATCAAACAACAGTGGAGATAACGGCGGTAACGGCGGATCAGGCGCTGCAAGTTCTATAACAGGTACATCAATTACATACGCTGGCGGCGGAGGTGCTGCCGGAAACCAAGAAGGTCCGGCTTCAGGAAGTGCTGGATCAGGAGGATCTGGTGGCGGAGGAAATGGTTTAGTAGGGCCTTCAGGATCAGCACAATCAGGATCCGATGGAAAAGGCTCTGGCGGAGGAGGATCTGAAAGAGCACCTGCAACCGGAGGCGCTGGTGGAAGAGGAGTCGTAATACTAAAAATTCCTACTGCAAGTTATACTGGAGAAACAACAGGTTCTCCAACAGAGACAATAGACGGATCCAATACAATTTTAACTTTTGATGGAGCAGGAAGTTACACGGTATAAAAATTATGGCTTATTTTGCAAAAATAAATAATGATTCTAAAGTAGAACAAGTTATTTCTGTTAACAATAATGTTTTGTTAGATGAAAATAATGTTGAGCAAGAACAAAAAGGTATAGATTTTTTAAATGATCTTTTAGGCGAATCTAATTGGAAACAAACTTCTTACAATACAATTCATGGACAATATTATTCAACTAACTCTGAAACAGGCGAAAGGACATTACATTCAGATCAATCAAAAGCTTTTAGAGGAAATTTTGCAGGTATTGATTACACCTATGATTCTGAAAATGACGTATTTTATCCATCTCAACCATACCCATCATGGACTATTTCTGGACCTGATTGGCAATGGCAACCTCCTGTTGCTATGCCTATTGATGGGAATTATTATGAATGGAATGAAGAAAATCAATCTTGGGATATAATACCACCGTTATAAAGTTGAAACTTTATAAAAAATAATATATATATATATCTATATATTATAACAAAGAGAAAGAGTGAAATGAAATTAAATGTTTTTTCTATACCAATCTATATTTGTAATATAGATTTAAACAAAATTAAATTAAAAAATTTTAAAGTCAAAAGACAATGGCTATCTCAAACAGAAAGTTCTCATGACTGTCACAATGAAATAACTGAGGACTCTACAAAATATATATTAGAAACTATAATAAAACTTATTAATCAAGACATACATAAAGCTTATAACATAACTCTTACTTCAATTTGGCAAAACAATTATAAAAATAATGATTATCAAGAAAAACATTCTCATCCTGGAAGTCATTTTTCTTTTGTAATTTATAAAAAAATAAAAGAATCAAACACAGTTTTTTTTAATCCTGCATCTCAATTAATACAAAGTTATTATAGAAAAACATTTCTTTCAGATTTGTCGTTATTTAGTGATATATTTAAAGTAGAATGTAGAGAAGGACAAATAATTGTATTTCCCAGTTACTTGGAGCATATGGTTTTAAAGAATAGTAACTCAATTACTATATCAGGTAACACTTTAATAAAAGAAAAAATTAATAATGAATTATAAAATAGTTGATAATTTTTTACCAAAACAAGAATTTTTAAATATTAAAAATAAAATGTTAGGATCAAATTTTTCTTGGTATTTGAATAGATATGTTGCTCAATTTACATCAAAAGATGGTTTTTATTTTACACATACTTTTTATAAAAATAACCATTCAAATAGTAATGAATTTAATTTATTACTGCCAATATTAAATAAACTAAACATAAGATCTTTGATTAGAGCTAAGGCAAACCTTTATTCAAAAACAGATAAAATATTTGAACATGACAAACATATAGATATGGGTTTTTCACACAGGGGATTTATTTTTTATATAAATACAAACAATGGTTTTACGCGTTTAGAGAATGGAAAAAAAATAGAGTCTATTGAAAATAGAGGTCTTTTTTTTGAATCTTATAAACTTCACAACAGTTCAACATGTACAGATGAATCAATGAGGGTAAATATAAATTTTAATTATTTTTAATATGATAGAATCATTTATACATTCACTATTTCCAACACCTATTTATGAATCTTATTTCAATAGAAAATTTTCTAATAAGGAATTAAAATTTTTTGATCAACAAAAAAACTATTGTGTAAAAAATAAAGGAAATATTAACACAATTGACAATTATATTTTAAATAGACCAGAGTTAAGAAAAATAAAAAAATATATACAGGATTGTTGCGATGATTATTTGAAAAAAATAATATGTCCTAAAACTGATCTTAAACTTTACATAACTCAATCATGGTTAAACTATACTGAGGAAAATCAATTTCATCATCAACATGAACACCCCAACTCTGTTGTTTCGGGAGTTTTTTATATTAATGCAGACAAAGAAAATGATACAATAAAGTTTTTTCCTTTAAAAAGATACGCTCAAATATCTCCTATTATTAAAGAATATAATATATGGAATTCTACTTCATGGTGGTTTCCAGTAGAAACAGGTAAATTAATAATATTTCCTTCTTCTACAACACATCAAGTAGATATTAAAAAAGGTAATAATACTAGAATAAGTTTAGCGTTTAATACTTTTTATAAAGGAATTATCGGAGAAAACAAAGATTTATCAGAATTAATAATATGACGACTAATTTAAAAAATTATATTAAAGTATATAATACATTAGAAAAATCTTTATGTAAAAAAATAAGAAAGGAATTAGAAAATATTGAAGATTGGAAAACTCATACTTTTTATAGTTATGATAAAAATGATTATAAACCAAAAAGTGATACTAAAGAATTAGATATTTCTTGGAGTAATATAAAAACTAAAAAAATATTAACTGATAAAATTTGGAAAACTATTTATCAATATATAATTGTTGATTTTAAAAGTGATTATTTTAAATCTTGGAATGGATTTACTTCAATTAGGTTTAATAGATATAAAAAAGGAAAATTAATGGCTAAACATTGTGATCACATTAAAGATATGTTTGATGGAGATAGAAAAGGAATTCCAACTTTATCAGTTGTAGGATTATTAAATGATGATTTTGAAGGAGGTGAATTTGTAATGTTTGATGATTATGTTATTAAATTAAAACAAGGAGATGTTTTAATATTTCCATCTAATTTTTTATATCCACATAAAGTTAATCCTGTAAAAAAAGGTATTAGAGATAGCTTTGTTTCTTGGGTGTGGTAAAATGAAAATTATACCTATAGAAAATTTTTATATAAAAACTAAAATAAAAGAACATAACAAAATAAAAGAAAAATTACTGTCTCTTATAAACGAGATTCCAAAAAATTCTTATGGAACTATTTCACATACAGATTGGAATTTACCAAAAGAATATCAAAGAAGATATTTAAATTATTTTTATGACATATTAGATCCTTACATGAATAAAATACAAGAATTACTTAACGAAAAAAGATGGAGAATTCAAAACACATGGTTTCAACAATATTATAAAGATAGTTTTCATGGGTGGCATAGACATGCAAAGGCAAACTTTACCAATATATATTACTTAGAGCTTCCAAAAAAAACTATGGTTACAAAAATAAAACCAATTATAAATAGTAAAAAAACTAAAAATATATTAGCTGAAGAAGGTGATTTAATTACTTTACCCGCTTCTATACTTCATACTTCTAAAAAAAATAATTTTAATTTAAGAAAAACAGTTATATCTTTTAATAGTGATTTTTTTTAAATGATAGATTCTTTAAATATAAATTTTGTAGAAAAATATCTACAAAATGTAACATGGCATGTAAATAAAAATTATCAAGTTGAAGGTTTATTAAAAAAATCTAATCAATATTATAAATTTGATATCAGGTATTTAAGTGATTACCCAAATAATAAAAAAGGAAAATTAATTAATTCTAAAAGCCAGGCAGATAAGGTATTATTTGAAGATAAAAAAAATTGGATTTTGGTAGACACGGAAGAATTAAAAAAATATATGATAGAAAATAAGCTAAAAGAAGTTAAATTAGAAGATTTGCTATCTAAGTTAGATTGGAATATAATACTACCAAAATAATAAAAAGCATATATAATGAGGTGCTATGCTTCAAAAACTACAATTTAAACCAGGTTTTAATAAACAAATAACACAGTCAGGAGCTGAGTCTCAATGGACTGATGGGGATTTTGTTCGATTTAGATATGGACTTCCAGAGAAAATAGGAGGTTGGGAACAATTAACTATTGATAATGAAACTCTTCCAGGTGCAGCTAGAGCACAACATACCTGGACATCTTTAGCTGGTGAAAAGTATGCGGCTATTGGAACGTCACAAGGTTTATTTTTATATTATGGTGATAAGTTTTATGACATTACACCCTTAGACACAGCAATTACTGGAGCTGATTTTGATGCTACAACTGGTTCTCCGACAGTTACTGTAAATAAAACGTCTCATACATTAACCACTGGACGATATATAACATTTTCATCAGTTACTGTTCCGACAGGATCAGGTTATGCCACAACAGATTTTGAAAATAATACATTTGAAATTCACAATGTAACTGCAAATACATTTGATATTACTATGCCATCTAATTCAGCAGGTACAACTTCTGGAACAGGGTCCGCACAAATAGATCCTTATGTAAATGTTGGTCCAACATTTCAAACAGCAGGTTATGGATGGGGAACATATTTATGGGGAGATTCTACCTGGGGCACAGAACGTACAACTAGTGATGTGATCCTGGATCCAGGCCTCTGGAGTCTTGACAACTTTGGTCAAATATTAATTGCAACAATTAAAAATGGCAGAACATTTACTTGGAATGCAGGAGCAACTAATGCAAGATCAAATAGAGCGACTCTCATGTCAGGTGCTCCTACTAAAACAAGATTAACTTTAGTATCCGATAGAGATAGACACTTATTTCACTTTGGAACTGAAACAACTATTGGAAATCCTTTAACTCAAGATCCAATGTTTATAAGATTCTCAAACCAAGAAGACTATTCAACTTACCAACCAACAGCAACAAATACTGCAGGTACTTTTAGACTGGATACAGGAAATAAAATTGTAGCTGCTTTACAAGGTAAAGATTATGTATTTGTATTAACAGATAGCGCAGCGTATGTAATTCAATTCGTTGGTCCACCATTTACATTTAGTGTTAGACAGGTTGGAACTAACTGTGGATGTATTGGACAAAATGCAGTTAGTTATTCTAATGGTATGATATTCTGGATGTCAG